CCAGTAGGTCAGATAGCAGAAGGTGCTACGGGCGCAGATGTTTTAATGCCAGCAAAACCCGTATCTTTGTACCCTGCTGACATTAAGCGCACGGCAGACCTGTTACGCAGGAAAGACCCTAACGCATTACCTGAGTGGACTCGCCAAAACTTAGAAGCAACATTTAACGAAACTACACAAAATTTATCTAGTGGTCAAAACCAATTTGGTGGGCCTAAATTTGCAAGCACTATAGCTGGCAACAAACAACAGCGTGACAACCTACGCACCTTGGTAACAGAGTCTAGCGGTATGCAAGCATGGCAAGGATTTGAAAAGTTCCTAGATGTAGCAGAAGCCCAAGGTCAGCGTATGCAAGCTAACTCGGCAACATCGTTTAATGATTTAATGAAACAAGATTTAGGCACGGGCAAAGCATCTAAAGCATTAGCACCGCTAAAATTGTTTTCAAATGTTGTAGATTGGGCTGAAAATGTACAACTTGGTAGAAACACACAAATGTTAGCTAAAATGTTAACCGACCCTGATTCTGTTGCTAAATTGCAAGAACTTGCAAGGACTGGCCCAAAATCAGCAAAAGCACAAACCATTGCTAACTCTTTAGCTGGTGCTTATGTTGCGCCAAAACCTGAACTTACAGAGGAATCAAAATGAGTAGAAACGGATCGGGTACATATTCCCTACCAGCGGGTAATCCCGTTGTAACAGGCACAACCATTGCAAGTACATGGGCTAATAACACACTTAGTGATATAGCATCTGCACTAACAGATTCTTTAGCGGCAGACGGTCAAACCACCGCTACTGGTAATCTAAAGATGGGTAACAACCGCATTACGGGTTTAGGAACACCCTCTTTATCTACAGACGCAGTAACTAAGGCATATGCAGACGCTTTAGTAAGTGGTGGTACGGGTTCATTTACAACCTTAACTGTTACGGGTACGACTACCCTTGCTACATCGTTAACGGGTGTATTAAAAGGTACTTCAGGCGTTGTTGCAGTAGCCACCGCAGGTACAGAGTATGTAGCCCCCGCTACAACAACAAACTTTACTGCCCAACAATACTTTGGGAATGTAGCTTTAACCGATGGTGCTACGATTGCATGGGCGGCTAATACTGCCCAAGTCGCTACCTTTACTTTTGTATCGAATAACAGAACAATGGGCGCACCTACAGGACTTGTAAACGGGGCTTATTATGGTCTAGCCGTTATTCAAAACGCAGGGTCAAATACCCTAACTTGGAACGCTGTATTTAAGTGGGCGGGTGGAACTGCGCCTACCTTATCAACAGGTGCTAGTGCTAAAGACTATTTTGTATTCCGCTCTGATGGTACAAACCTATACGAGCAAGGTAGAAGTTTGGGGGTTGCATGACCCTACCTGTAGTCTTTACTGCTAACGGGCCAAGTGGTTATAACTTAACCAACTCCCTACGCTTTCGGTCTAGTGCTTCTGCTTATCTAAACAGAACTCCAGCTAGTGCGAGTAATCGTAGAACATATACATGGAGTGCATGGGTTAAGCGTAGTGAATTAAGTTCAAACCAATCTTTGTTTGCTGTTAACGCAACAGGGGATTATCAAGAGTTTCGGTTCACAGCGTCTAATACTTTGCAGTTAATTTTAGATGCTTCTGCTTTGAACTATGCGGTAGAAGTTCCAACAGTTGTATGGCGTGATGTTTCTGCTTGGTATCACATTGTTTTGGCAGTAGATACCACACAAGCAACAAGCACAAACCGAGTCAAAATTTATGTTAATGGAATTCAACAAACTGTTTCTGCCGTCAGCGGTTTTAGTTTTCCAGCACAAAATTTTGATACCTATGTAAACGCAACACTGCCTCACGCAATAGGTAATTTTAACTACCTCAACTCGGCATATTTCAATGGCTATATGACCGAAATAAACTTGATTGATGGTCAAGCCCTAACCCCATCCTCTTTTGGTGAAACATCTACAACTACAGGTGTATGGATTCCTAAGAAATACACAGGAACTTACGGCACTAATGGATTCTATTTACCATTTACCGATAACTCTGCTCTGACTACATCATCCAATGTGGGACTAGGAAAAGACTTCTCAGGCAACGCAAACTATTGGACTACAAACAATATCAGCATTACATCAGGCTCTACTTATGACAGCATGACCGATGTCCCAACGCTGACAAGTGCTACTGCGGCTAATTACTGTACATTAAATGCGGCTTTACAAGCTGGTGGTTATACATTAAACGATGGTAATCTTAATTGGGCTAGAACAGGTGCAACAGGCGGGGGAAGTGACCGCTCTCAGTTTGGCACGATTGGAGTTACATCAGGCAAATGGTATTGGGAATTTACTGCTGGGACTGCTAACGCAAATAGTTTACCAGCATTTGGAATTGCAATCGGAAGTGCATCTACACAGTCTTGGGCTGGTAGTCAAACAGGTGCTTACATTTACAATTCAGATGGAACTAAAACTATAAGTGGCACAAGTTCAGCTTATGGTGCTTCATTTACAACAGGCGATATTATTGGTGTAGCTTTTGATGCCGATGCAGGAACGCTAACATTTTATAAAAACAATACAAGTCAAGGTACAGCCGCATCAGGTCTTACATCAGGTCCTTATTTCCCAGCAGTTACTCGCTCAGTCGGTGGTGGCGGTTCTAACGGAACAGAGATTGCTAACTTCGGTCAAAGACCATTCTCCTACACCCCACCAACAGGCTTTAATAGACTAAACACATTTAACTTACCTACTCCTACGATTGGTGCTACTACGGCTACAACAGCGAATAAGTATATGGATGCTACGCTTTATACAGGCAATAGTTCTACACAAACTGTTACTAATTCAGGCTCTATGCAACCTGATTGGGTTTGGATTAAAGATAGGTCAGTAACAAGTCAGCATGTATTAACTGATTCTGTTAGAGGTGTTGACAGGCAATTGTTTTCGTCTTTAACCAATGCGGAACAAACATCTGCCACCGCAATTACATCTTTCAATAGCAACGGCTTTACTACAGGAGCAAACCCATCTCCAACTGGGGCTACCAATAGTTCACCTGATGCTTTTGTAGCTTGGCAATGGAGAGCATCTAACGCAACAGCCGTAACCAACACAGCAGGTTCTATTACATCTACAGTAAGTGCTAATACAACTGCTGGATTTAGTATTGTTACTTATACAGGTAATGGTTCAAATTCAACTGTTGGGCATGGATTGGGTGTAGCACCTAGTATGATTATTATTAAAAATAGAAGTACTGTTACAGATTGGCCCGTTTATCATGGTTCAAATACGACCTCGCCAGCAACTCAACGAGTGCTTTTAAATACTACAGACGCAACGGCAACGAGTAGCACTTATTGGAACAATACTGCTCCCACATCTTCTGTTTTTAGCATTAGTACATACTCAGGCGTTAACGGAAACACAAACGCAATGGTAGCCTACTGCTTTGCACAAATCGCTGGATACTCTGCATTTGGTTCATACACAGGGAATGGTTCTGCTGATGGTCCATTTATTTTTACTGGGTTTAGACCTAGATTTGTGATGATTAAATGCTCTAGTAGCGACCAAGGTGGTAATGCTGTTTGGGTAATGTTAGATACAGCTAGAAATACATATAATGTTACAAACAATCGTTTAAAAGCTGATTCATCAACCGCAGAGGACACATCACCTTGGTTAGATATAAATTCTAATGGTTTTAAAATTAGAGAAACTTCAACATCAGTAAACGGCAGTAGTGCAACTTACATTTACATGGCATTTGCCGAATCACCCTTTAAATACGCTAACGCCCGATAGGAGTTAATTATGTTTTATTGCACAACCACAGGACAATACATTCGAGAGGGTACACCTTTTGAAATTAATGGTATCCAATACCCACAAAATTGGCTAAACCTATCTACACCACAAGAAAAGATTGATATTGGTTTAGAAGAAGTCATAGCGACTAATAGCCCAGCCAATGACCAATATTACTGGGTCAGCACAGAACTTAGCGGTGCTACCTTGACTTATGTAAACACGCTTAAAGATTTGGATACTTGCAAAACCAATGCGGTTAGTCAACTAAGAACCACCGCATATTCCATACTTTTGCCAACTGATTGGATGGTTGTAAAGTCTGTAGAAACATCTACCCCAATCCCAACCGATTGGAATACATGGAGAGCATCTATTAGGACAACTTGTGAGAACGCTATTACAGCCGTTAATGCTTGCGCTGATGTCGATGATTTAGCTACCGTCATGGGGTCTGTAGTGTGGGATAGATCGCCCGCAGATACTATACAAGCTGAACAGACAGTTTAATCATGGATAACGGTATTGACTTGATCCGCTACGGTGCTTTATGGCAAAAAGTGGAAAATTATGAACAAAAATTCCAAGAAATGTCTAACAAGATTGACAAGATGGAAGCTAGTGTTGAAGAACTGGTTGCAATGGCTAATCGTTCTAGGGGCGGTTTTTGGGTCGGTATGGGGTTTGTATCAGCTATTAGTTCACTCGTGGGTTTTATCGCACATTGGTTTGGTAACAAGTAGGTTATCAATGTGTCGGATGGTTTACTAGAAGGTGCAAAGTCCCTCAGTAGTTCCCTAAACGCAAGTCGGGAAGTTAGTAAAGAATTATCTAAAAGTATTGCGGATGTTCAAAAAGAAGCGGTAGATGTAGCGCAACAGCGTAACCTTGATAGGCGCAGGGAACTTAGAGAGAACGAGGTACGCAAGGAACTATTCCTCAAACGAGTCCTAATCCAATGGGAACATGAGGAGCAGGTCAGGCGTGAAGAAGCAAAGATACGGGCAGACTTTTTAAAGAAGTACGGCAAGCGGTGGGCTGAAGTCGAAGCACTAAAAGCCAAGCTAGAAAAGCAAGACAAAGAGTTTCAAAAGGCATTTGATAAAGACTTAAATCGTGCAAGAGTAGCGCAATTTTGGTGTTTTGTTGTAGCTGGATGGATAGCTTATTTTTTGGTATGGGGGTCTAAATGAAAATATTTCTTTGGATGCTGATGATGGTTCTTATTTCATTGGGGATTGATACATGGATGCGCTACTAGGAATACTCAAAGGCGTTGCGCCTGTTCTTGCTACAGCGATTGCAGGGCCAGCAGGGGGTGCGGCAGTAGGTTGGATTGCCTCAAAGCTAGGCATCCCTGACGATACGATAGAAGGGGTCACCAAAGCCCTTACAGGCAATCCTGAGATGGCTATGAAGCTTAAGGAACTTGACCTTGAGTACGCTAAATTAGACGCACAAGACCGTGATTCTGCCCGCCAAGCATACGCCCAAGTCGCTACCTCAGAGTACGCTACAAAGCTAGAAAAAGCCGTAGTACCCGTTCTAGCCCTAGGCGTGGTAGGTCTAGCGTTTATGCTTATTGGTATCTTGATGTTTGTAGATACCCCCAACGACCAACAACAATTAGTTATTTTTGCCCTAGGGTTTATAACCAGTGCCGCAGGGCAGGTCTTATCGTTCTATTTTGGGTCTAGTCAAGGTTCTAAAGACAAAACCGAAGAAATTAAGGGGATGCTTAAAAAATGAACTTATCCGAACACTTCACCCTAGACGAACTGACCCACACAGACCATCGGCAGTTTGACAATACGCCCAATGCTTCAGAGATGGCTAACCTTGTGCGCCTAGCCGCATTCCTTGAGGAAGTTAAGTCTGTTTTAGGTAATAAGCCCGTGATGGTTAACTCAGCTTTTCGTTGCAAAGAAGTCAATGACGCTGTAGGATCAAAGGACACTAGCCAGCATCGGATTGGATGTGCCGCAGATATTCGAGTACCGAGCATGACCCCCGATGAAGTCGTTAAGGCGGTGATCGCATCGGGGATTGGATATGACCAAATTATTCGAGAATTTGACCGTTGGACACATATTAGTATTCCTAATATTGCTGGCACTGCTCCTCGCAGACAAGCACTGATTATTGATAAAGCTGGAACTAGACCCTACGCCTAAAACAGTTCGGTCAGGTCTACGATTTTCCACAAGTCCTTAGGAACATCGTAGAAGTATTCGTCACGGGCTACCGCCCTGTTGGGTACTTCTATTAACGGGCAATCCTTAATCTTATTCGCCCTGATCCAGTAAGCGTGGGTCAAGGGTTTATTGACCACATACATAGTCGTTCTAGGGTGGTTAAATAACTTATCCTTGCGCTGGGCTATGTGGATCGTGTTAAACGGGCAAAACTCCCAATCCCTGACCTCTACCTCGGCATACCCTAAATGCTCCCCCTTACGGCTTAATATGAGGTCTACAGCGTACTTATCGGGGTTAGGGGTAGCATCGATATACCACAGGTTTCTGAGCCACCTAGCGACCGCATCACGGGCAGGTGGGTCACAGGCATCGTGCAAGGCTTGGTCAAACTTCTTATATTGCATAGCCGTGCATTAAGTAGTTAGTACCAAAAAACACCACGCAAAAGAAGATTGCCGCCAAACCACCCAAGAGGAACATACGAATAGACTCAATACGCTCCTTCTTCTTTTCTGAAGCCCGTAAAGCGTTGTACGCCTCTAGGTCACCCCAACCCTTATCAATCATCCTTTGGCGTTGCTCAAACTTACGCTGTGCTTCATAAAAGCGTTCTGCATCTCGTTCACTCTGTAGCATGATTACTCCTTATTGAAAGATACGATAACGGGGATTGCAGGTTACTTCTACGGGTACATCGGTGGTAACCCCGTTGATCCTGCGCTTGGCGGTAATGACTACGGGGCGTGTGCCAGCATCCTCACACTCGTTAATACCTAGGATAACCTGCGCCCGTGTCATGTGATACGCCTGTTTGTCAGTTTCTAAGCTGACATTGGGTGGTTCAAACGAACTACAGGCGGTAAGACTTAGCGTACTTAGCAACAAAACATACTTCATAAAAACCTTTCTGCCCCCGAAGGGGCGTTGATTAACGGGCTGTAACTTTGAGGGTAATAACTGCGGTGGTCTTGGTGTGTTTCTCGATTAACTCGGCAGGTACATTGGCTTCTGCGTACACAGCCTTGTTATCTACGGTCTTGCGTTGGGATAAGGTTACACACGCTTTGTAGAGATTACCCTCGATGTGTCCTTCTTCTTGTTTGAGTTCGGTCTTGAGTGCTTCTGCCTGTGCTTCTAGGTCAGCAATCTGTGCCAAGAGCATACCTAATTGGTCAACTTTGGTAATTTGTAGGTCTAAAACTTGCATTTGATTCTCCTTTTCTATCTCACTGCCCGATGCAGTAATGACAGTATAAGTTAAGTAATCTTAACAATGCAAGGTATTTTTATTAGGATAAACCCTAAGTTTTGGAGAAAAACAACAGGGCAGTATTTAGCAGTTACTAGCAATAGGGCAGAAAGCCGCAAAATTCCCTAATTACTGCATCCTACTTTGGCGGCTTAACGCCCTTAAATAAGTGGGGTACTCGCTTGCGCTTTCCCCCGTTCCCGTGAAGGAAATTTGATTATAAGCCGTTTTTGATTTGGTAAACCCGCAGTAAATGCTCAAAGCATTCCCAGCCCTTTTGAAGCCGATCCTGCTCAATTTCAATGAGTTTGACCTGATTGGTCAGGGCATTGACAAAGACGATAGCGCACCGTGCGCTGGGTACTCCTAGACCCTCACGGTAGGCGGCTAACTGCATCTCATGCTCAAAGTACACATCCACCTTATCTAAGTCGGTTTCTTTAGTCTTAAAATCGACTACAAAGCCCGCCCTAGCCATCAAGTCACACTTGCCACCATACCCTAGCGGATGACCAAAAGACTGCTCTGAGAGCCACAATTGCTTTCCAAAGGCATTCTCTAAAGCTTCTATGATGCCGTTGATGTACGGTGGCTTTTCGGGCATATACACACCCTCGAACCAAGTTTGGATAATGCCGTGAATCGCAGTACCTCGCTCTGCCGCTTCCCTGCCCGTAGCCTTACTATCCTGCATCACCCTAGCTAACCAATCGGCTTCGGGTTCGTCAGGCAGTCTAGGTAAAGTCAATGCGGCTAAGAGGACTTGTTGTTGCTTCCATGTATCAAGCCCTGCTTTCGATAGCATTCCGTTAATTGTTGTAACACTTGGCAGAAGTCCGAGTTTCCGTGCGTCACGGAGCGTTGCTGGTCGCTCCCCAGTCTTGCCGTGGACTGTATAGGCTGGAGTGCCGTCTTTCTTATACCAGTGACCTGATTCACTTAATTTCTCCTTAACTATCATGGTGTCCTTAGAATGGGGGTGGGCCAAAACCATCATCATCTGCCAGCTTGGGCGCATTCTTCTCACGCTCCTGCTGACCCCGCCACTCGCTACTCTCCGCTATCTTTTCCTTGTAATACTTAGGTAGCGCATCGTATTCTTCCTGCTTATAGTTTTGCAACCAAAAGATTTTGGTGGGGTTAATACCTTCAGGCTGGGCGTTACGCAGTGCGCTAGGAACAGGGCTGATACCTGAAATATTAGCGTACTTGCCATCCTCAGAGTGCGTAATATTGACCATGCAGAACTTACCTAATAAGTTCTTGAGGTCAAAGTTTTTACGATCTTCAGCGGTCATTTTTTTGCTTGACCATGACTCTAAGTCTTGGCGTAACCGTGCCTGATCGCCTAAACTGACCGTATATCGTTTGGATACGATTAGTGGCTTACCATCGTCTGTTTTTAATGGTTTGCCTTGATCGTCATCCCCGTGCAGTTCCCAAGTCAATACGACCTTGTGCATGATCTTGGTTTCTCCAGCCCACTCGGTAGCTTGGTGGCCTAGGTCAATAATAGAAAATAGTCTTGCCATTGAAAGCCCTGCTGGGGCAATTTTAAAATCTCGTTGGGTATCAGAAATAATCATTTTTTCTCTTTCGTTAATAGGTTTCTAACAACATTGCGGCAATAAGCATTAGCGGCAGTTTCTTCTGAGTCACTTATCTGAAGTCTAGCCACATCTTTGTACTCAGGGTTAAATACTTTTAGACCCCGTGCTAGTAGGTTTGACTTTTTGTTTGCGCTAATCCTGCCATCGGTGACCTGACGGATAAAGTTCTGCGCTACATTAGGCAGTTCGTTAAATTGCTGGTGACACAGGTTTGCGTAGAGTTCTTTGACATAGTTTTGGTTATACCCGTCAAGGATTAAACAGACTGCCGCAGTACGCATAGGCGCAGATGAATAGACTTTAATTTGTTTGCCGCAATACTCGACTAGGCTATCGGATACCTCGCCCACACCCGTGTTATAGATTTCTAGGCATTCTTCTGCTGTAGTCACAGAATTACCACCGTAGACAAGTCTAGCCAAGATGCGGCATACCTCGGTAGTCCTAACATTAATGCCTGTCAGGTCTGACAATGTACGCTTGATGCCGTTATCTAAGACCTTGTAAGCCTCATCACTAACACCAGTGCTGACTAGCATTTGTACTGGCGTATCGGCTTCTATGATGGCTTGTAGGCGGTGCTGTCCGTCAAGCAACCGACCTGACTTAGATATGCCTAAACCTTGATGGGTCAATATCCAATCACCACGCTTGATAGCCTTGGCTAAACAAGACACATACCAACCCCGTAATTGGCGGTTATCGGTGTTCTTGGATAGATAAACCTTTGCCATTTCAGGCGTTATTAGCTGTACTTGTGGGGTCATTGTGATCTCCCGTATGGGTTTAAGTCTGCAAATACACCTTGTAAGAAATCACGCTGACGATTAACTGGCGCAAATCCACAGCCATAGCGCAGTAAGTCAATTTGTTCTTTGGATAGATCAGAGCCACCTTCTAGTACATCAAAGATTTTGTCTAGCTGACCCTGTAATTGAAGTAAGTCATTTGTTTGCGATTCTATTTCACTCATAAGAGTTCTCCTGTTATCACGGCACATACCGTACATCTATATTAACTTAACTTAACAACTAATGCAAGAAATATGTTAAGATACCTTATGAACTCAGTCGCTATCATTCGTTTATTGGGTGGCCCTACAAAGGTTGCTAAATTGCTAAATATCAGCGTTCCTGCCGTATCTATGTGGCAGAACGGTGATATACCCTACGATAAGCTGGTGATCCTAGCCGCAACCCTTGAAAAACAAAGCCACGGGTTAGTAAACCGAAAGACCCTATTTCCTGAAAGTTATAAATTAATTTGGCCTGAATTAGATTGATTTGTGTATAATTGCGATGTCAGGTCTGGAAAACTCGACATCGTAGCGTAAGGCTCTATTCACATGGGCTGGATTGACTACCTAGTTTTACTACTTTGTCATCTTTCCAGACCCCAGCCCAGTTGAATAGAGCTTTTTTCATTTGTGCTGGCGTAACGAACGGGTATCCGAGTGTCGCAAAATGCCAGCGAAATAGGCTAGATGGGGTAGAGGCCAGTTGGAGAATGAACTGGAGCGAGGGTCGACACCTGCGATACCCCCAAGTAATCGGTTCTAGCCGACTTGGACAGCCTTGCAACGGCATACATCACTAGAATAAAACCCACATTGGTGGTTGGTCGTTCTATGGAGAAATGATGCTTAAAAAACAAGCTGGCAAATGGGTTTGGGTAGATGAACCACCACCGCCCGAAATACTAAAAGCGGTAAACGACCACCTAACCTTTCTACAAGCAAGACCCGTAGAAATGACTGAGGTGTTCGGACTTGCCTACAATACAGGCGGTTTAGCAGAATATTGGAAAAAAACAACACTTAGGGAAAATACTTAGAAAAAAAAGCTAAAAAACCCTTGACATGGTTAAGCTACCTTAATAAACTACAAGTACTCAATAACGAGTGAGATAGAAAAAGGAGAAATAAAATGGCTTACATTAACGCACAAGAAACAGCACAAATCCGCAACGCTTTAAAGGTTGCGTTTCCAAACATGAAGTTTAGTGTCCGTAAAGAACACAGTATGTCGCTTCATGTTACGGCCCTTAAAGGTGACTTAGACCTACAAGATGGCCAAATCAATCAATATTACTTAGAGCGCACCAGCCACCCTGAGTTTTGGGAAAAGGTCTTAGAAATCATTAAAACTGGTTCAGATCGCAAATGGTTTGACGAGTCTGATAGCCAAAGCGATTATTTTCATACAGCGTTTTATATCCATATGCGTGTAGGTGATTGGAATAAACCCTACATCAACACATCATTAAAGTTAGCCGCCTAATGGTCGAAACCGTAATGATTGTGTTTGCAATCGGAACTTTTGTAATCTTTGCGGCAGTTATGATAATTGCCGCATTTCTTTACTATTGGATGGACTAAATGACCGCATACGAATTAGCAGATTTAATTGGTTTATGTGGTGATGGTGGTTATAACCAAGATGCCGCCAATATGCTACGCCAACAAGCAGACCGAATAGCGGAGTTGGAATCTAACCCAAGAGAGTTAAGTGATAAGGAACTCAATAAAGCGTTCGATTACTACTGCGAAACAGATGAAGGTGTATTGCGTTTTAACTATGAACTGCGTGATGAGTGGAAGAAAGAACAGTTAATCCGTTGGAAAGAAGCATTTAAGAAAGCGAGTGAAAAATGAAGCCTGTTGCATGGATGATTATAGATGTGGATAACGGAAAATCACTTCAGTCTAAAGAAAGCAAATTTTCGGAAATAAATATTCCACTTTACACCTCACCAAGAGAGTTAAGTGATGAGGAAATAGAAAAAGTGTTTTTTGAAATAAATGGAATTGAACCAGCACCAAGTAATGTATTTGAATTTGCTAGAGCAATACTAAAGAAAGCGAGTGAGAAATGACCTTCCAAGATTTTTACTCGCTATACCCACGCAAAATGGGGCGCAAAGAAGCCGAGCGTAGCTGGAATAGGCTAACCCCTGCCCAGCAAGCAGAATGCCTAGAAGCTATGCCTAACTAC